CTTGTGTGTCTGCTTCAGATACTAACAACGTGCTAAAAGCATCAATAATCGTATCAGAACTTGTTAGTAATACTATGTCCTGTCCAGCAACTAAATCCCTGCTCCCTCCTGTGCGATTCCACAACTGAAAGAGTATGGTTTGCTGCTGCCTAAAAAAAGATTCAGTCTCTTGATTATCCCTAAACTGTTTAGGAATTCTAAGCAGGGGAGGCGGATTGACTGATACTGACATTATCGACCCGCTAACCGTAAATCTATAGCACCTGAAAAGATACTGATATCTACAGGGTCAGTGACTGTTATTCTGACTATCATATCGTAGAAGCTTTTCATACTAAACCATTCAGCTCGTTTAACGTTGTTCCCTAATCGGCCTATTTTCATCCATGTACCGGCATCCCATGAAGCGCCACCATCATAAGAGGCTTCAATCATTATTTGAGGGTCGTCACCTTGACCATGTATTAACCCTGTGCCGGACTCTATAATCAACTCTAACCGGCTCATCTGAACCCGTTTACCTTTCTGACCTAGCATGTCACCATTAATAGAAGAAATAACCCTTCTACGTTGCCATGTTTCACCATTTAAATCATAAGTATTGAAATCTAGCTCGTATAAATTCCCATTATCTTTATCACCGATTAATACCTTTTCATAAACATTAGAGATTGAACCCGCATTATATCTGTTACTATCCACACCTTCGGATAATTCAAACCATCCATCCTTTCCAAGTTCTTCATTTAAAGCCCATGTTTTATTTTCACTAGGAAATGTTAGAACATAAATATATTTATTATCTATCGTTAATATCTCGCCAAAAGCGTCATCGATTATATCAAAGCCTTGTATTTCTGCTGATATTGCCGTAGTGCTAATGGGGTCAGCCTGTCCGCTTCGCATTCTATAAACTTGATTGTCAGATCCTAGCCAGTAAACATAATCACGTGTATTGTTAACAGAGTGAATAGCAGATAATCCGACACTGACAGTTTGACCCTCTATCTTATCGAATGGCGGAGTTCCAACCCCTGAGTTATACCAGCCATTAACAGACCTTTTGCCAAATCTATATAAAATCTGATCAAACGCATAATCACGAACTAAATCATCTGGTGTACTTTCCTCATTTACAGCGTTTAAACTTGACGCACTAGAACCGTCACCAACATCACTAAAAACTGTGAGAGTCGGGAAAGTATAAGCAAATTGATTATTAATAAATGTAACAGACTGAGCGCCGACAATACTAGAGTCAGTTACTATCGTTACTGTTGATCCATCGTAATGATATACATAACCTGTAGTGACAATAAATAGATTAATACCATCATCAGCAAATATACACCGACCTGTACCGTTTATTGTTCCTTTATCGGTGTGCGTGCCATCACTTGCAACTCTCCATAAAGTCTTATCCTGTACTCTGTAATTAATTTCAGCCATTTGATGCTGGCCTCGATCAATACCACCAGTAGTTGACCCGAATATCTTCTGACCTGGAAAAGACTTAATAACATATTTATCTTTTCCAGCTTCTAAATATTCCTGATAGAAATTTCTGGTTTCTTGAGATGTTAATGACCTTGACCTGTCTTGATAAGACCCGCCAGCTATATTTATCGGGATTGTTTGGAATGTCATGGCGTCATTGTTTCAATACGCATAACTGGAGCAACTCCATAACGTCCTAGTCTGTCTTTCTTATTTGCTCCCTTGATAGCGTTTATGAACATTTGATAGAATGAATTAGCGTCTATTTCTTCCTTAACATGGACACTTAAAGCCCATAAACAACCGAATAAATAAACATTAGGGCTGTTCGTTAAAACGTTATTAGTTGTATTATCTTCTGATAATCCAGCAAATGATTTGTAATACTGTATCTCACCAGAATAAACTTGGTCAGATACTCGATTGAATTCTATTTGATCAGTGACCGTAAAGAAATACGGCTGGCCTGTTGTGCTTAATATTCGTAATTGTGATGGCGTTCTGAACTCTATCTCATCGGATGCGCCGTTATCAATCTGAATACGGATTTTCCGCATAGACTCATAACCAGTCGGCAAAGATACAAAACGATCAGTTATATTTGTTGAAAAATCAACTAAGCTTTCTTCGCTTCGTAACTGTAATGGCTCTATAGTGTTACCTGACATTTCAGATTCTGCTAGACTGATAAAGGTATCTATATTTAAATCCATGTCGTCACGATGAGACCAGTTAATGATCTCGGCTTTCAGGTTTGTATAATTATCTAAACTCATTCATCACCTAATAATAAAAAAAGGAGGATTTACCCTCCGCTTATTTTATTCTGTTTGTATGGATTGTTCGTTTACTTCCGGCTTTGCTTTAGGTTTTCGTCCTGGCTTTGCTTTAGGTTGATCAAGCTTTTCCATCCATATAGAACTGAACTGAGAATCAATAGAAACCACTAACGGCTTCCCTTTATCGTCTAGTTTTTTCGGATGATCATAAGACTTAAGAGTAAACTCTGCGCCTTCTCTACGTAATGACCCATAGATAAACCCTTTCTGATCTTTTTTTACTCGAACTTTCATATTTTACTCCGTTAGTTCCTCCCTCTTTTCGAGGGAGGATTATTAACATTAAACTATTGCGAACCCATCGGCATAGTCAACAGTAGCATCAATCATACTCATTGGAGTAAGAAAAGCCGTTACCGTCACTGTTTCATCAGTACCAAGAGTGGTATAACGAACGCCAATGTATCGCTCATCATCACCTTCTCCGGTAGGAGGGATGGGAATTGCGAAACGATAACCCGCTACTAACAAATCAGCATTTTGAGCTGGTGCCGCTGGAGTGCCTGACTCATAAAGTCTGCGCCCCATAGTCACATAGCCTGCCGACTGATCCGCTGTTGAAGAGTATTCAACTTCAAAAGTATAGTCTTCGTCACTATTAGTCTGACTAGCAGCCACATCAATAACGAATAACATAGCCATCGGCTCACCATTACCAATTGATCGAGCAACGCCCAAATCAATCACGTTTGTTCCGACTGCCGTGGCAATTACTGCCTGTTCGTCGGAAATTACAAGTTCATTATCTACATACATAATAGTTTCTCCTTAAGTAGTCACTTCAGCTTCAGTGTTTAGGATACGGTCAACCAAACGAACCGGAATACCTAAGAAGCGCATTTCTTGGATAGTCTTCCCGAACTGATTTAGCGCAGGCTCGATAGTTACAGCAGCAGAGCTTCGATCAAGCGCCATGATTCTCAAATGAGAAGCAACTGTACGGTTACAATAGAACACCGCTTTTTCACCTGGCCCGTTAGGAAGATGATCAATTGATCGAGACATCATCTTATCAATCGCGGTAGCTGCTGTAAGTGCTTGAGATGTAGCTTTTGCAACTAGATCTGATACGTCGATATTAGCAATGCGTACAACTTCTCGCCAATCTTTAACAACTAGGCCGTTTTTCCACTTCCATTCGTCCATATAAGCGCGAAATCGGTTATTATCTCCGTCAAAAGCGTCGCCTTCCCCTAAATCCTGATGAGTTAAACCAGCACTTGAACCTTTAGGGAATACGCCAAATACCTTATTTGCTCCCCAGTTAACCAGCCAGATAGAAGTATTGTCAGAACTTGCACCACCAGCGTCAAGAATGTTCTGTCCGTTTGTGGCGTCTAGATCATTGTAGCGTGGGGCAAAACCGACATACTCTTCGGGGTTAGCCGCTGAACCATAGATCAAGGTTTCTGCTTGCTGTTGTGACATAGCCTCAACAAAAGCTTCAGCCTCATCCATACGGTATTGATTTGTATTACCGTTTAACTCGGCCTCATCTTTATCAATTTCACTACGCGCAGTAAGAATAGCCGCGTTCTCTGTGACCTGTGCCTTAGTAGATTTAGACTTCGGGACACCTTGATTAATTAAGCGATAGTAAACAGTAGGTAAACCAGTACGAATACTAGTCTGCTCACCTGTTGGTAGGTTGCCCTCTTTGAATAACATATCATCAAGGATTCGATTTGATTGAGACAGCAACTCAACCGTTTTCGCCACTTTGCCGTCAGGGTCTATACTTTTACCCCAGTCCGCCATAGTCAGCACTGTACTTGCTATTGTAGCCATTTTAAATTACTCCGTTACGTTCCATAAAATACATCAGCAGCCGATTTAGGGTGAGATG